ATGAGCCAGAAGTACCTGATGAACCTGATGAGCCTGAGGTACCAGATGAACCAGAAGTTCCGCTTGAACCTGATGTTCCAGATGAGCCTGAAGTACCGTCTATACCTGAAGTGCCTGAAGAACCTGAGGAACCTGAAGTACCTGATGAGCCACTTGTTCCACTTGAACCTGATGTTCCACTTGAACCAGAAGAACCACTTGTTCCGGATGAACCTGAGGAACCAGATGTACCTGAACTTCCGCTAGTACCACTTGAGCCTGATGAACCAGAAGTACCAGATGAACCTGATGAACCTGAGGTGCCACTTGATCCTGAAGTACCTGAGCTACCTGATGTTCCTGATGAGCCACTTGTTCCTGAACTTCCACTTGAGCCTGAAGTGCCACTACTACCTGAAGAACCACTTGTTCCTGATGAACCACTTGTTCCGTCTATACCTGAAGTGCCTGAAGAACCTGATGTTCCTGAACTACCTGATGTACCTGATGAGCCGCTTGATCCTGATGTTCCTGAGCTACCTGATGAACCTGATGTTCCAGATGAACCTGATGAGCCTGAAGAACCAGATGAGCCACTAGTACCACTAGAGCCACTAGTACCATCAATACCTGAAGTACCAGATGAACCTGAAGTACCAGATGAACCTGATGAGCCAGAAGTACCTGAACTTCCAGATGAACCTGAAGTTCCGCTTGAACCTGAAGAACCAGAAGTACCAGATGAGCCACTAGTTCCAGAAGAACCTGAACTACCTGATGTACCACTAGATCCTGATGAGCCGCTTGTTCCATCTATACCTGAAGTTCCTGAAGAGCCAGAAGAACCGCTTGTTCCGCTAGAACCTGAACTGCCACTAGTACCACTAGATCCTGATGACCCAGAAGTACCAGATGAACCTGAAGAACCTGAGGTTCCAGATGAACCTGAAGTGCCACTTGAGCCTGATGTACCTGAGGAACCAGAAGTTCCATCTACACCTGAAGTACCTGATGAGCCAGAAGAACCTGATGTTCCTGATGAACCTGAAGAACCACTTGTTCCACTAGAACCAGAACTTCCTGAAGTGCCGGATGAACCTGAGCTACCGCTTGTTCCTGAAGAGCCGCTTGAACCTGAAGTACCATCTGATGGCATATCAGAATATTCTAATACTCCTGAAGCAGGGACATATGTTACAACATATGAAGGGCTAACCTCATATGGTAATGTTTGAAGTGTAATAGGTTGGGCTGAACCTGAGATTACTAATGAGCCTGTAATTACTGCTGATCCTGAGAATGGAAAACCAACTCCTGAACCTGATATATAAACTGTTACTCCTTCAGTCCCAGATATTACTTCTGTGAAAGCTTCAGCTGAACCTGTAAAGTTAATAAAAGGAGCACTTGCCTTAAGCAAAGAACCTGTATAATATATATCAACAGTACCTGTACCTTGCCCCGCGGTACTTGACTGGTATACTCCAACGGGTACTTGATCAAGATATCTAACTTTAGCCATTTATTTATAATAAATATTAACGTTATCCGATGGATGTAGATCTATTTTGAGTTTCTTTTTCAGCAGCTGTAGGTGTAACAAAACGTCCGTCTTGTTCTGTTCCAAGGAATACTCCTTCATTATTTATCGCTTCAACTGAGAATATAATTTTAGAAGCTTCGTATGATTTCTTTATAGCGTTCATGTCTTTTTGTATAACATCTGGTATGATATATCCGTAAATTTTTAAATCAAAAGTACTACGTACTACTCTTTCTGCGTTTTCTGCTAATTCTGTTTGGAAACCAAATGAAGAAATAGTAGCTTTAAATTTATATCTTTCAGGATCTCCCCAATAGGAGTCTGAAGCATACTCCATAGCTTCAACTATTTTATTTAGTTGTTCTACATAATATGTAAATATTACAAAAGAATATGTTAAATTAACATAATCAGGTACTACAACATTATAATAAGTTTTACTAGGAGTTCTATTGTTTAATACTGTAAAATTATCATAAGCATTTTGAGCATTATAACTTTTTGTAAAAGTTCCATAATTATTAGGGCTGTTAGCATCTAATTTATTAGCTAAACTTCTAACTTTTTCAATATTATTTCTTTTAAAAACAATCAAAGGAGCCATTAAAGCACCTTTTAAGTCTCTTAAATAACCATCTTTCTGATATGATTTCCATTTTTCAGCATCCCCATATAAAACAGGAACAGGTATTCTTTGTCCATTTTGAATAGTAAAAGGTTTAATAACATTATTTAAATAATAAAAAACTGCCTCATCTATATCTTGAATACCTATACTAAAGGGTTTAGTAGTATCCTTTTTAAAAGAAGTTTGAAGAGCTCTATTATTTTCATTAGCTGAAAGGTTAGGATTTCCTTGTTCTTTATCATAAGCATTTTGTAAAGAAACACTAATCTCTTTTTGAGTTTTAGGTATTGGTTTTCTTCCGTTTTTAGCCATTATAATCTTTGTTTAGTTATACCTACTCTGTCCGCAGGAACATAGTGGGCGGTGCATATTAATGAAACATTGTAACCAAATTCAGCTAAATCAGTTTCATAAGGATTATTACCATTTGAATCTAAATAAGGATAGTCTGGGTTTTTACCTACAACATATTGGTTAGCATTTGTGTTATCTATTTCCCAATATCCTTCTTGATACATTATAAAATCACCTACTTCAGGTACAACATTAGCGTCAACTAAGTCATCTCTTAAAAATTTAAAAGTTATAGGTTGACTAAATCCTATATTTTCATCTATAATTGGAGATGTTTGATCTTGTCTTTCAATTAAAGCAAATAAAAGTAAAGGTTGTTGAAATACTCTACCTTGAGATGCTTCACCATACATATTAACAATTGTTTCTGTTATATCACATTTATAAAGTACTACTTGTTGAGAAATAATGTTCTGTATTAACTCACGGTTAATATGTCTAAACATTGAAATATCTCTTTCTTGTCCAAATAGTGCCATATTATCCTATAAAAATTGTCATTGGAACCTGATTAATTTCATTCACACGAGCTGCTGATTCTGCTGCCCTTCTTTCAAGTAATGCTTGACGAGAAGTTTGATCAAAATATTCTCTTAATCTAGTGATTAAAGCTTCTTTTTCAGAAGTTGCTGCTGATATTAAATCACCTTGGTTTAATGTTACTTCAGCTCCAGGGACTGGAATAGTACTGTATTTGCCTCTAACATATCCTAACATTTCTTTAGCTAAAGCTAATGTATATTCAAAAACCCAACTTCTACCTACAGAATTAATACTTGAGTAAGTTGGATTTCCATAAGGAGCATTAGAAACATTATTAACTTTTGTTGGAGCAGAAGTTATAGAAGCATCATATTTTTCATCTATAATAGAATATTGGAACCATAAATTAGTTCCTTCATCTCCTGTGCCTGGTATAGGGAATATTCTTAATTTATTATTAATTAATTGGAATGTGTAGTTAGATAATCTAACTTGATTTGACATTTCAATCGCTTGAATATTTTGTAAATCATAACTTAAAGGCATTAATAAGAAGTTAGTTGAAGGACCATATCCAGCAATACCTACTAAACCTACAGCACTAGCAGCACCCGGTAATATACCGGCCCACGGACTATATAGTTCAGAAACAGCAGGTACATCTTCATACCATATTTTTTTAATTTCTAAACCACCTGAAATATTATTATCAGTGGCCCAAGCACCTAAATCATAATCTTGAACACTTCCTGTTAATGTAACTGAGCCGCTATACCAATTGTAATTTCCTCCAGTACCTGCTTCCGCGGCATATTGTTGGGACATGCGTATAACACCCTCTAAATTAGGTGTAATAAGAGAAGTATTTAAGTTAGAACTAGTTGTTGACCCTTCTAAAGATAAATAATTATCTCTAACATTAAAAGCATATAATTCATTACCATATACAGTGACAGCTTGTTCAAAAGCTGTGTAAAAATTAATATCTTGTAATTCTACGTTTTCAATAGGGTAACCTAAACGTAAACCACAAAATTTTGCTACTTTATCAGCGTCTGTTTGAAAGTCAGTATCACTATCATAAAAACCAAAAGGAGTATCTCCTGGTGCAAATGAAGATGAGCCGGGCCAAATAGGGATGTTTGCCATAAATGTTTTGGTTATAAATATTAAAAAAAAGGGCTCCAATTTGAAGCCCTTATATTATTATTTATAAATATTATCTTTTTGAAGTTCCGTTAGTTCCTGAGGTTCCTAAATTAAGACCTCGTTCTGCTGCCTCTTCATAAATATTTATCAAATCTTGTACAATTGGGTCTCTATGATTTTGTTTTAAAGTAATAGCAGTCATATTTTTTATTTTACGAGCAGCTGTGTATAAGAATCTAAAACCAGAATCACGTTTTGCTTTTAAGTCTACCTGGTGGTCATCTCCACAAACAATCATTTTGCTTCGTAAACCAATACGAGTAGCAATCATTTCCATCTGTTCATGGGTGACGTTTTGAGCCTCATCTACAATAATACATGAATCTAGAAATGTTCTACCTCGCATAAATGCTAAAGGTACAATTTCAATTTTTCCGTCTTCAATAAGTTTTTCTACTTTTTCTTTATCATAAAGAGCATACATGTTTTGATAGATAGGTTGTATCCAGGGATCCATTTTTTCTCTTAAATCTCCTGGTAGAAATCCTATTTCTTCTTTAGACACTGTTGGTCTAGTTATAATAATTTTTTCGTAATGTCTTCTTATAAGACCATCTAAAGCTACTTGAACTGCTAATAATGTTTTGCCTGAGCCAGCTGAACCTGCTAATAGGGTTAAGGTATTATTTAGTATTTCTTCTTTAGCTAATTTTTGTTCTTCGTTAAGTTGTATTTTGAATTTAATAGGATTTTTTATCACTCGTTGTTGTCTATGCACCTCGTCGGTGTGTGGTTTTGATGTCATTATTTTTTACATTGATTTTTACTAATTTATCAAGTCCAGCATTAACATGCATAGCATTGTCTAACACTGTCTCGAATTCAAACCTCCCATCTAGTGGTAATACTAGATCTACTTGAGAGCCCCATCTAATTAGACTAAATCTTTCATTTTGAGCACAAAGATCTAATTGCTTCTTAAATGGAGCAATTACGTTTACGTCTTCATCGGCTATTTGTATTAAATAATATGTGTAGTTTAAAGAAGGAACATATATTTGGTTAAACATACGTTCATTGTACTTTAAATACTCCATGTTGTTCGGGTTAACTACCTGATTTAAAATGTCCTTCTCAACCGCCAACATGGGTAAGTTTGTAGACTCAATAGGCTCTAAATGTTCATAAGTTAATATTCCTCCATAAGGAATTCTATTAATATGAACATCATAGAATGACATAAAAATACCAATCACTAAGGATGGTTTATCATATTCATCATTTCCCATTACGTCTTTTAAGGTATAATTCATACCTTTAATTTCTACAACTGCTTCATCTGGTTGGACAACTTTTTGGTACAAGATGGTTCCATCAGCTGGACTATAGAAATGTTCATGGTCAATGTAATTTGGACGGATAGGATCTCTAAAGAAAAATGTGTTACTTAGCTCACCTACAGGCAGTTTAGAGAGTTCTTTAACCTCACCGTTTAACCAATCTTCTAATGTTTGTGCCATTATAATAACGTTTTATTATGGTCAACTCTATTCAAATGCATTATCATACATGATAACATAGCACCTGATTTCATATATTCTGAGAGGTTGAAAATTACTGGTTCCATACCTTCATCAGAACAAATTTTTTCTAATGATTCAATTTTATGTTTTTCAGCCTCATAATATTCATGAGACTTTTTAAGTTCAGCAATGTTTGACGCGCATAAAATCATGTTTCCTAAGCGTACAGAGTTTGTCATTCCGCCCAAGGCATCATCAATATTTACGTCTATAATTTCAGTATACTGTTCTATTTGCGCTACCTCTTGAGGGTCGAACAGTTCAGTACAAATTAAAGTTTTGTCTTGATTTAATGGAAAGATTGAACAATCCAAATGATATAAATATTCATCAGTCATTGCAACTTTGATGATTTCCATATCAAAGTTTTTTTCCATCCACTCATAAGTCTTAATATTGGAACGAATACCATAACCCCCAATATATACATTGTCATATAAATACTTGATATCAGCTTCACCTTCCCATTTAAAAGGAGAGATATGAGTTTTGTAACCCATTTGGTTAAAGAATTTTTCACCAACAAGCTCTTCTCCCTTACGAGGGTCTGAAGTAAAGTTAGATAATAAAATATGATTTTCATCCTTAATATGAGGTAATTGTA